AACGATCCGCGTTTCACCGGGACGATGCCGTCCGCCGGTGCCTTGATGTTGTAGCGGAACAGGTAGACCGCCGCGCCATCCCACTTCCGCGCAAGAATGTCCTCGCGCGAGATGTCGTCGCCGTCCACCAGCGTGATTTCTGCCGTGTCCACGCCGAGCCCCGCCGTGGAGACGAGGCTGGAGACGTTGAACCCGGGATTGCTGGTCAGCACCGTGGAAGCGCCGTCCACCGTAACGGTGGCGTCCTCGTGCGCTTCGGTCCACGCGATCACCGTGGCGTCGCGGCGGACAAGCCGGATGCCGAATGCGAGCGTGGTTGACGTGTTCCCGGCGACGTGCGTCAGGATGTTTGCCGGAATCGTCTTCACAGGACGATTTCCTCAACGGCAACCGTCCCCGACATCATGTGCAGGTTCTGCGTGTGAACCTCCCACGAGGCGGTCCACTCGTCGCTCGTGAACGTCACCGGCACATCGAACTCGCCTTCACAGGTGTACGTGTCGCCGGACTGATGCCCGGTGATGGCCGCTATCCCCGTCGTCGGCGCAACGGTTGCCGTCGCCGTGGAGATGGTGCCGCCGCGATTGCGCTTGACGACGATGGTCCCGTCCACGGGCTTGTAGATCGGGCGCAGGAACGACACCGCGCCGAACGTGTGGACGCGGTTGATCTGGTAGTTGCTGCCGCTGACGAGCGTCAGTTGCGAGTTCGTCTGCGTGAGCTGGTAGTCGCCCCAATCCTTGAACCGGAACCCGTCGTAAGGCGTGAACATCACGACGTAGAACAGGTCGAGAACGGTCTGGTACTGCGCCCGCGAGCGGACCCCGTGCGACACCTCGTACCGATGGATCGGCATGAGCGCGGAGAAGTTCTGCTTCAGGCGCCGGCCGGTGTAGACCTTCGCGCGCTGCGGCTGCGTCGGGCCGCCCGTGGCGCCGGCCGTGATCTTGGTATCCAGCCGGCCTTCTAGGAAACTCATGCGGTGCCCCTTGCGAGCGCGCGACTAGCACCACGTCCAGCAGCCGCCGCAATCTGCTCTTGCGTGCGTCGGTCGGTCTGGCCGCTGATGGTGAAGTTGTTGTTGACGAGGATCGGACGGTCGTTCTTGTCCTCGCTTGCTGGCTTCACTTCTCCGCCCTTGTCGCCCGTCAGCAGGTATTGCTTCCCGGCTGACTCCAGAACTTCCGGCCCGCCGTTCTCGTTGATGCGATAGAGGCTGTTCGCCGAGACGGGTCCACCGATGGCGCGTCCGCCCTTGGAGATGCGCTCCAGCATCTCGACCACGTTGATCTGGCTCGGCGGGATCACGATGTCGCCCACCGGGCTTTGCAACACGGACATGCGCGCCTCGGGCGCGGCCACGTTGATGGTCGGCGCCGGCTGTGCCATGAGGACCGACCCAGCCGTGGTCTTCTCGACCGTGGACGAATGGCGCTCGAAGCGGGACGAGGAAGGCGGGATGCGCTGCTCGGCCATGCGCGCCGGCTCGCTCACCGAGAACTGCGGCGAGATGGCCGGCATTTGTACGGACACGCTCGGGCGCAGGGTGTTGCTCACCACTTCCTTCGCGCTGACGACCGGCATGGCTGCGGCCACGCGGCTGACCGGCTTTGATTCGAGCGAGACGTTGACTTGCGGCTGGCTCGCGGCCACCACGGCAGGGTTTGCCGAGACGGTTTCGAGCACGCGCGAGGCGAGCGCCGCAGGGCTGCGCGCTACGTTCACGCTCATGGCGATGGACTGAGGCGAAGGCGCGGCACCGATGCGAGGCGCGACAGGCTGCGTGATGCCGGCGTCGCGGAGGATGCGCTCCACGAACGTGCTGCGTTCGCTGGACTTGATGGACGACTCGCTGACGTGCCGAACGCTGGTGCTGGAATCCTTGTGAGACTCCGTGCCGCGATCCACTCGGCTGGGCTCGCCATGCGGCGCGACGCGCACCTTGCCAATCTCGTGGTTCGGCACGATGGTCCCAGCCGTGTGCGGCACGAACAGTTCCGGCCCACGCTCGCCAACGACCGACACCTTGCCAACCGGAGGCTCGCCGCCGTCAGCGAAGAAGCCGCCGAAGAACTGCGACAACCCGCCGCCAGCCGACTTGAGCAGCGCCATCGCGCCACCGCCGAGTTCACCGCCTGCGAGGCCAGCGATCAGCGGGGCCAGACCGCTCAAGGACTCCATCGCCGACGTAGCCTTTTCGGTTACGACGGTCAACTTCTCCATCGCGGCATCGACCGCTTTCGACTTGACGTTGAGCGCGTCAAGGCTCTCGGTCGTGTCCTTCGCCTTCTCGCCTAGTTGCTCAACGTCATCTCCGCCGCTGCCGGAGCCTTTCGAGACGAGCACCCTGACGCCGACCGGGCCGCCTTCGGCGAATCCACTCAGCCCACGGCGCATGCCCTCGACAACGGCAACCCCGCCCGCCTTGCGAACGTCCGCCTGACTCCAGACAACCTCGCCCTTGTGGACGATGCCGGCCGGCTCGTTCTTCCCGCCGCTTCCAGTGAAGCCACCTTCCGAGAAGCCGAACGCCTGGAATGGGTTATCCGCAAAACTGCCGAACTGCCCAGCTGATTTCAGAAGATCGCCGCCACCTTTGGATGCGGCGATGTTGGCGAGAGCGGAAGCGGCCGATTGCGCCGCCAGCGTCAAAGCAGCCAGCGAGGTCGCGCTGGAGGCCGACGCCGTTGCAATGGCAGTGGCCGCCGCCGTCTCCGCAGTCGTGCGCGCGGCAGTGGTGGCGGTCTGCGCCGCCTCTGCTGCTGTGTTTGCCGTGACAGCCGTGGTCTGGGCAACCTGTGCGGCCGTGGACGACGTGATGGCCGCCGTTTGCGCGGCAACACCGGCCGCGCCACCAGCCTGTGCGGGCTGGCTTCCGCCGCCGAGCACCGGACCAAGCACCTTGCCGACGAAGCCGCCGAAACCGTCCCCGCTCTTGAGGCCGGAGAGCATGTCCTCGAACGGCTTGATGAGCGCCTGGCGGATCGTGATGCGCGTCAGGTCGGCCGCAATGGAGTCAACGAGGCTCTTGAAGTCGAGCTTGCCGGTGGAGACGAACTTGACCAGCGCGTCTTCCATCCCCTCGAAGGCGTTCGTGAACAGGTCTTCAGTCTGGCCCGCGATGTCACGCGCGCCGTCCAGATAGTTGTTCAGCGCCTCGGTAGCCCCGACCGAGAAATCGCCCTGCTTCTGCGTGAGCGCGGCGTAATACTCGTCATAGCTGCGCAGCGACTCGGCCTGGAAGCGCTTGATGCGGTCCAGTTCTTCGGCGTACTGCTGCTGCGTGATGTCGCCCGCGCGGCGTTGGCTGGCGAGCCGCTGACGCTGTTCCTCGAAGCGGTCTTCGATCTGCGAGCGGTCTTGCAGGCGCCCGCGCGCACGGTTGCCCAGCCCGAGGCCGGCAAGCTCCACTTGCTGCGCACGCTTGATGCTGTCGAGGTAGCTCTGTGCTGCGGCTTCCGCTTCCTCGAAGCCTTGGGCGATGAGTTCGGCGGATCGCTTCTGCTGGATGCCGAGGATTTCGGCCTGCGAGGCACCCTGCGCGCGGAGGATGGCGATGCGCGCCTCGTTCTCCGCAATCTGCTCTTGCTGCCGGATGCGCTCGGCACCTGTCGTCTTCTCTTGGCTCAGGCGCGCGTTCTCCGCCTGGAGTGCGCGCACCTGGGCATCGCTGTTGAGCTTGATGAAGGCGAGCTTGGCGGCGTAATACTCGCTCTCGTCCACCAGAGCGGCCTGCCGCTGCGCTTCAAGGATGGACTCTGACGCTGCATACGCGCTCGTCATGCCGTCGAGGTCGCGCTTCAGCTTGGAGATATCGAGGCCGAGCCGCGCGTCCTCCTGCGCCTGGAGATCGTTGCGGAGGTCGAGTTCGGCGGCCAGAGACTTGAGCAGCCCCGCCTGTGCGGCAGACAGCTTGCCGAACTTGCCGAGCGAAATCTGGGCGCTGATCTTCTCGACTTCGGTCAGCTTGCCGACCAGCGCAATCTGCTCGCGCAGGGACTTGACTGAATCGCCAAACGGGTCGGACTTCTTGTCGCCGCCCCCACCGCTGAACTTGACGGACGGCTTGGGCGAGCGCGCTGCCAGCCGCGCAATTTCAGAGTTGTCGTCGCCGGGGCCGGCAGGCAAAGGCTTGGCGATGTCGGCGAAGTTCTTGAGAACGTCGCTAGTGGACTGAGCCTGCTTGGAAAGCCGCGCGGCCTCCTCGCGCAGTGCAGCAATGCGGGAGATAAGCGCCGGGTTGCCAGGGTCGCGGCTCAGAGCAGTCTGAAGCGTCTCCAGGTCGGAGACGGTCACACGCAGTTGATCGCTGACGACGTTGGCGGAGATTTCCTCCTTGAGTTCCTTGAAGAACCCGCCCGCCGCCTTGTTGCCGCGGACGTTGGCGAACACGTCGTTCAGCGCAGGAACGAGTTTCTGCGTGAGTTCGCGCACCAAGTCGCCGACGTTAGCGCGCAGCGTCAGCAGATTCTTGTTGAACCTGTCCGCTTCCTCCACCTGTGCGCGCGTGGTCGTCGCCACAAGGCCATTCGCCTCCGCGAGTTCGCGCAGGAACGGGCCAGCTTCCTTGACACTCTTGCCGAACAGTTCCTGGACGAGACGGGCGCGGTTGCCGTCGTCGGCGAAGTTCTGGAGCGCCAGCGCGGTTTCGCGCAGCGCCTCGGCGGGGTCCAGTTGCTTCAGGCGCTCGGCATCGAGGCCAATGGCTTTGAGCGCACGCGATCCGTCGTTCTTGCCGTCCGCCTCTTTCAAGGCTTGGTTGAACTTGACGAGGATGCCGCCGACGTTCTCGAACGCGGTGCCGGTGCGGCGCCCGATGTCTTCGAGCGCACTGATGTTGGGGATGGTCGCGCCGGTCGCCTCGCTCAAATCCTTGATGGCAAGGAGAGCGTCATTGGCGCCGAGCACGAGTCGGGTGAATACCCCGATGCTCAACAAGGGAGTGAGCGTGCGAACGAGGAGCGACGCGGCGCCAGCGGCGAGCGTCGTTTCCTTCTGCTGCTGCTTGAATGCGTCCGCCGTCCTGAGCGCGGCATCGGCCCGCGCGAGTTGCGCTGCGGTGGCCCCGCGCTCGCTCAGTTCGAGGAGTTTGGATTCGCGGAAGGACTTGCCGAGCGTGCGCGACGTGAACTCGACACGCTTGACGTACTGCTCAATGGAGCGCTGCGCCGCCTTCGAGCCGGCCTGCACCGACTTGCCGATGTCGCCGCCGAGGCCGCGCACCGAGCGCTTGGCTTCTTCAATGCCGGCCTTCAACTGGGTGTTGTCGGCCGAGACTTGAATTACGCCTTTGCCGATTACGTCAGTCATTGGCGTGCTTCCTTGCGCATTTGTTCTAGAGCCGCGTCCTCAAGGACACGGATGTCGTCAAAGACTCGCGGCTGATCGGCTTCCGCCACGCCACGAATCCTGAAGACATGGGCCAGCGGCCCGTAGTCGAGTCCGATGGGACCGGCTGGCCCCATGCGCCACTGCGTCGCCATCGACTCGAATACAACGAGCGACGGCCACACGTCGGGCCAGACTTCGCATGGAGGGCCGCTCGCTTCCTCCACAGTCAAGCCGTAGGCAGAGGCTTCCGCCTCGCTCACCGGCTTGCTGAAAAGGCGTTGAGCGGCCTCCCTCAGTTTCCCAGCCGGGCGCCCGCCAGTTCTTCGAGGTAGGTTCGCACCACTGCGATACCCGACCCGATGTAGTTCTGGACGAGGAACCCGACGTTCTCCTCATCGAACGGCTCGGCCAAATCCCACCCGCAGGCGATGTCGAGGATGAGTTCAACGTCATCCTTCCCATCGACCGACTGGCGCCACTTCTCCGCCTCGTCTTTGGTCTTGTGCCGGAACTGGAACTTGACCATTGCCGGCTTGGCCCCTGGAACGGGGATGGAAACCTTCGCGTGGAAGGTCGGATCAGGCTTGAGCTTGAGCATGGTCAGGCGGCGTAGCGAACCGGCTCGGCCAGGAACGAAAGCGTGACTTCACACGCCATGATTTCGTTCACCGTCAGCGAAGGCGTCTTG